CATAGAAAGCTAAGTGATCAATTACTTTCCTTCTGGTTGTTTTCTCCCGGCGGTTCCACGCACACAGAACCCTGGTTGGGGCAGTCTTGGGCGTATAGATCGACTAATCTTCGGACGTTCTGCTCCAGCCGCACCACTAGTGCTTGGCTGCTTAGAATCATCGTCTGAGCGATGTTTGCTCTTGGTCTGTCGATCATGTTCTCCCTTTCGAGTGTCACCCGTAGGGTCTCGATTAGAGGGACCACGACTCCTAGGTGCCCTAGGACTATGCTTGTGGCTGTCGGGGCGTTTCCGACTTCCTGTTGATTTGGTTGCTCCATTGTCTTTGCTGACAATAGTAGGACCAGCTAAGACCTCGCCGTCTTGAACAACAGTGATCCGGGGTTCCAAGCTGACATCTGTTGGAATTCGTGGCATTGTTGAAATGTCACCATTATAACCATCAAGAGTGTGGCAATAGTCAACCACTTCATTAGGAGTTATTCCCAAGTCTGTGGCGACAATGTCCACCCATATTGGCTCATCTGATTGAGGCCACGGATGGGAAATGTGTTCGATGTCAGTAACCCAGTAGGGCAAATCTGTTGTATTGGCGGGCCTAACACCCATACAGTTACGCTGATAAGCACGACACCAATTAGATATAATTGGTGTCATCGAGTCCGTGACAAGATAGGCTTCAGTTTTAGCCAAGCCAATAGCCACAGGATCGTTAACAGTGTCGACGGTGGTGTGCAATTTTAACAATGTCCTCAAGGGACTCTGTATGGAAGCTGGTGAAGTCCACGCGTCAGCGTATACGCGTGAGAGGAAAGAGACTGGTTTGCCTCGGGATGCACGGTTGCACACGCGCAGTTCAAATCCGAGGTCAGAGGCAGCAAGCTGTATGGTGTTATCAGGGACGCAACCTGATTTCAATCCGTCATCACCATACACGAGGCCAATATCATCCCACGATTGGGATGAATTCATACCAGCATCACGAGATGCAACGTATGATGTGAACGCATTACACATGCTGTTACCATCCGTGGTCAATGGTGATCCACTAAGACGGCTGCACCCTGGGGAAAATACCTGAGTTTTGCTCCTTGCTTTAGGGTTCAACTCGTTGTTTAGATATTTATCCAACTCGCCACGACTCTCTTCAACAACCCACCGACGATACGCTGCAAACTCGACGTTGACACGAATCCATTCAAGGAATGTGCCGTCGAATCTGCTGTAATCAGTCTCAACTAGCTCAGATGATTTCTGGGCCAGTTTCATGACAGAATCAGCTATATCCTGTGGGGTCCTGCATGGCATATACCATTCAGTTTGTTGTAAGCAGTCCTCTTTGAACGAATAAGTGAAGCTTGATAAGCCCACATTGTGTTCATGAGGAACAGTGCTAATGTTGCGGGGGTGGTTAGGTGCATTGTACGCTTCTCGTTTCTGGAAAGACTTGACCAGCATGTTGTAGGTTGCATGGAATCGCCCTTGCTCATTGCGAGCTTTCTGTAAAGGCTTATTTTGTCTATCCTCGACGTCGCTGAATGTCATAGGTTTCCCTATTCCCGGTCGGGGAACAAGGAAATTGACAAATTCACGGGCGTACGTGTAATGGCGTGGTTTTATGTTGGCACGCTTCTTAGCTTGCTGTTGCGGAATGGTTATGCGTCCACGAATAGTCGCTTTGTCATTTGCAGCACTCTCAGTAGGGAAAGTAGCTGTTTGTGTCAAAGGACCTGGAGCATACTCACGAGCATAAGTCTTACCGTTGTCATACGGAATGTCATCATCTAATGGCTCCGCCGATTGGTAGTGGCGAGCTAACTGTCCTGGTGTATGGACAACCTCTGCGACCGGTGGTACCAAACTACAAATGTAATAATGTAGGATGGCAGCTTCGTTGGGGTCTAACTTGCTTCGACGGCAAGTATCAGAGAGATGATTATTCTTTGACAATTTGTGTGCGGTGCACATTGCTTCAACATCAGCGAGTGGCACATTAGCAGTAGCCAATTGTCCCTCGAGTCCTATACTCATGATAGGTTTGTCACTGATGTGTGTCAAGACGTTGAAGATCGGGCGATTGCCGCTAGTATCTGCCACACTCACACCCTGTTGACGATAACACATGTATCTAAGCCGGACCCCAAACCTTGCGACGGGGACAATGTCCTCATCACATTTGGCGAATGGCACGATACTAACAATGTTTCGATGGGTGCTCAATTCAAATTGATCGATTGTGCTAGCAGTGGCTATGCGGTTGGTGCTACCAATTCCAGGAACACATACGGTTCCCACGGAAGGGATATGCACCCATCCCAATCTAAGACAAGACCTAAGATATGCCCATATTGAGCCATATAGGTCCAAGTCCCAGTCAATCGTGTACACAGTGTCTTGGTTGTAATTCCAGATTCTGTGCACGACGTCTTTGCCGCCACAAACTCGGTAATGGACTTTGTTGTTGCTGATGGTGTAATACCCCTCGTTCACCAACCCGGCAACGCGGGTGGGTTGAAAAGTATAGAGTAGAACAGGCCTACCGTACGTCAAGATTTCGTCCATATCCACATAGTAATCGACATCTGTCATAATAATGATGTGTCTATCAGTAATGGGATTGTCAATAAATCGTTGGCGCAGATCAGCTAGGCTATAAAACCTTCGCCGGCCATCAATACCTTGTTCTCTCATTGAGGGGGATATCACATATGGGTCATAGCCCATTTTAGCAACAACATTCAACATGGTCTCAGTAGCTGAGTTTCGCTCAGTTGCTGATTTCTGATGTGAATGTCCTTTCCGCACGGAAGTGTAAACTTTGTTCATATTCTTCTGAATGAAGCTACGAACGTGGGTCGCGTTCTCTATACGGTCGACCCTGCTAGATATTAAATCTGCAGCATTATTTTGTTTAAAATTCCGTATCCAGTCTGTTTGTTGGATGCATCTGATGCATCCAAAGATCACTCGCAACACCAGATATGCCAAGAAGATCTCAACTACGGTCATACTGGTTATTTCTGCGAAGCGGGGAGGTGTCGTTTCCCAAACGGTACTTAAAAACTCGTTGAAGACTAACATTATCGTTTTGTCGTTACA